ATTCCTTTAGGTATAGTATCGTTTATAACTATATTTTCTCCGTAGTTAATAACGACATCGGTAGGGGTAGTAGATATTATATTAAAATAACCATCTTCTATGTCTAAGTCCGAAAAGTTACCTACTAAATCTACGTCTAGAGTATCGGTATTAACGAGCGCTATAGAAGCTACGTTTAGGATCGCGTTAAAGTTATAATTATTACCGGGTAAAGTATAAGTAACGATAGAAATAGGCGTACCGTTTTTACGTAACTGTATCGTAAAGTCGCTAGACGGACTTATAGCGTTTATAACTCCGGATACGTTTAATACAATACTCCCGGCGAAAGCCGTACCTGAGTTATAGGTAAAGTCGCTACCGCTTCCGGTTATAGTAAAGTTACCTGCGTTAGATATATTAAACTCTACGTTACCGGCGGCGGAAGTATAATTTTTAGTTTTAGCGGTAGCTACTAACGCGTCAGAGGTATTTTTAGTTAACTCCTTCTGATTATTCGGTATAACTAAACGATCGAATAGCGCCGTACTTAGTAGAGGAAAGTCCCAAGTATAGCCGGAGGTATTTATAATATTCGTTAGATATTCCTTTACGTATAGCGCCGGACGAAATGCTTTAAAGTCGAAGTCTACTTTATTAGTCGATACTACCCCGTAATCGATTAACGGGAAGTATACGCCTGATCCGGCTATAGAATCCCAACTAGTAGCGATATTAGTATAAGTCCACGCTACGTCCGATATACCGAAATCTAGATCTTCTAACTTCTTAGTACCTAGAGCGGCTATAAAGCCTCCTAGCTCTCCGAATACTGCGCACTCGTACTCTATAAAGCCATCGTCTATAATAACTTCTAGGACGCGGAATATACCTTTAAAGACTTGCATATTATCCGCGAAGATTATAGCGTTAGCGGCTATAGCGGCGTTAAAGTTTATTCCTACGTTATCTCCTCCCGGGTTATACGCATTAGCGACGTTAACGCTAAATATATTACCTAGAAGCTTATTATTATTTTTCGTACCCGGTAGTAAGATCGTTTTACTAAACGTACTATTTTTAGCTCCGAAGTCTTTAATATCGTCGATCGCTAGAGTTAGGATCGTACTAAAGGACTCGTTAATATCTACTTTATTGTTTTCTAGGTAAAGCTCTATCATGCGAACTGCGTTTTATAACTAGCCCCAAATTCTACTTCTATCATTAAGTTAATTAAACCGTCTACGATATGCTCTCTAAATTCGTAGTTAGTACCCGAAATAGTTACCGGGTATAGTTCGCCTTCGTCTTCTAGGTAAACGTCGTTAGATAGGACTAACTCCGATAACCACGCGTAATCTAGATCGCTAAGCCAATCGCTATTTAGACGGAGCTTTTCGCGGTACCTACCGGCGAAATCCGTCTTCTGTCGATATAGTACGTTATTACTCGCTACCGATACTACGCCGGAAGAACTAACCCTATACCCTAACTGTTGAAAAGATTTCTTTTCTATATCGAAGGTCTTTTTAGATACTTTATTAAATAAGAAAGTATCGTAAGCTCCTAGCTTATTTAAAAAGTGTACGTAGTAATTCGTATACATTCCTTCGCAAACTACGTTAACTCTATACGTCTTAGTACCTAAAGCTACCGTATAGGAAGTAGTAGCGCTAGTAAAATTACCGGGGTACTCGTCGTTAATAGCCGAAGGAGATATATTTAGAACGATAGCCGTATTAGCCGCGCCGGGGGTTATAGTCTTAGTACGGGTAGAAGTACCTCCGGTTATAACGACGTTAAAAGTAGCGGTAGTTTCCGCGAAGTAAGATATAAAGTAATTAGATCCGGTATAGGTTAAAGTAATTACGTTAGATCTATTACTTAGTACGTCGTCGTCGTAATCGCCTAAGTTAGTAAAGTCGTTTATACGACCGTTATAATGGTTAAAGTACGTACGAGTAGAGTCCGTTAATACTACGGCTCCTACGGTACCACTATACTCTTCTCGTATCTTTACTACGATAGATATAGACCACTCTCCTTCTCCTAGCTCTATAGCGGTAAAAGTACCTAGAGAAGGTAAGAAGTTAAGCGTAATATATTCGCGTACGATAGTACCGATATCGATTATACCTCTATTATTAGTTGGGTTAGGAAAGTACTTACCGGTAAATACTAGAACTCCGTTAACCCATACTTCTCCTACGTATTTATAGTTAGGGTATGTCGTAGGATCTGCGGCGTGCGCGTCGTATACGACGTATACTAAAGGATCGTTTACGGAAGAGTATTGAGCTGGGGTTGATTCGAACGTCATGGTACTAAATTATTTATTATATCTATTTTTACCGCCTTACCTAGTTCTTTCTCGGCTATAGGTAGGAATGTATTAGTAGCGTCGCGCCAGAAGTGGCGAGGTTTAATACCTTGCCGTTTTATCATATATCCTAGAGATACCGCCGCCCGTGTAGACGCGTCTAGCATACTTTTGCCTTTAGCCTCTCTACTCGTTATGGCTACTTTAACGTTTCTAGAGCTTGCGCCTTCTCTAGCTATATAAGCCTTTAAGGATTTAACCATAGCGCCTTTAGGATCTACGCCTTTCGTCTTATACTGAAATCTCGATCCTCGATTAACCGCCCAACCGTTAACGCCTTCGTCTACGTAAGAGGCGTATAGAGGCGCGTTAATACCTACGGTTAAGATATCTCCGTTTACTTCGAGATCCGTAGGCGTTATATTATCCTGCATATAGCCCGAGGAGGCTACGTCTTTCTTCTCTATCTCTTCGTTAATAAGCTCGATATACGTAGCCGCTAACTGTATTACCGTATTACCCGTATCGCTAAACTCTACCGGCGTATAGTCCGCTCTAGCCTCTCCGGCTAGTTCTATATCGGTATCTTCTAAAACGGTATGTACGATAGATCTAGCCATTACTTACTAATATATTTCTGATAAGATTGATAAGATTTAAGGTAGGCTAAAGTATTAAAAGCCTGTAATACCGGTAGCTCGAAAGCTTTATCTAAAGTAATACCTTCGTGCTCAGCTACTTGCTTCGCGGAGTATATCCATCCGTACTGCTCTATAAACGGATGCGGCTTTTCTACCTTTGCGTCTTCTTCGCCTTCAAGGTTTTGCTCTTCCGCCTCAAATAAGCCTTTGTACGAATTAAGGAGATTAGCAAACGAAAGAAGGAAGGAGCTAATATCTTTAAGAACATATCGTATATTTTTATTTAGGAGTATCTCGGCTTTTACTTTATGCTCTCGTTTATCTTCCCAGATAGAAGCGGCTACGAGGTGCATACTATCTATTTCGCCTAACTTTAAAAAGTGTTGTACTTCTATAAACTGTCCTAGCGTAATACTAAAAGCGTCTACGTTTAATTTAATACGGCTATAGAAGGGTTTTTTATCGATACCTATAAAAGACTTTTCGACCTTCTTAGAAAGCTTTAAGAACTTACGAGGCTCCATATTATTAACCTCTTCGTAGGAGAGGTTATATAGATCGCAAACTATTAACGCGATCTGAGTTACCTCGTCGTTTTCGGAGTCCCAGAACCCGGCTATACGTTGATATTCCGCTAACGTCATATACTATAAGTGGTCGTTTTGCTAGTTTTGTTTCTATAAATAAAAAAACCCGGCGTTAACCGGGTTGCTTTTTTAGATTGTTGCAATTGTTTCAAAATGTTCTAACATTATTTTACGATCTTCTAACCATTCCGAAATTGTTAACGTTCCGTAAATGATTTCATCGCCGGGTTTATTTTCAACTTTTGCCCATGTTTTTTTAATGTCTTTTATAAATCGTCCGTGATCACCTTTGCCAATAAGATCTAAACGACCAAAAAAGAAAGTTCCGCATTTTGTCGCCGCAATATATTCGCGATTTGATGACCTAGTTGATAAAACGTTTCCGTTTTCGTCAACGATTGAATAGCTAAATTTTGCGCTTTTCTTTCCGGTTTCTACTTTTAAAAGTTTCATTTTGTTTGGTTTAATTGTGATTTGTTATGCAAATATAAAAACTAAATCTATATAAAAAAATATTTTTTATATTATTTTTTAGAAAAAACCCCTAACGTAGAAACGCCGGGGGGTAGTATGTCAAATCACTAACTAAACACAAAACTAATATTCATCTTCCGCGAAGGAGTAGTTACCGCTATTCTCGAACTGCGAAAGCTTATTTAACCCTATATATCTTAACGCGTCTATAGCGTGGTTCATTATATCTTCCGGAGCGTTAAGCGCTCTTCCTTCTCGATCCTTCGCCCAACGGTACTGACGTAACTCTTTAATCAAATTTAGGCTATTTTTCGTAACCCTAATTTCGTACTGCTGTAATCTATCGATAGAAGCCTTTATAGAGTCTGGCCCTTTCCTAGCAGCCTCGATATAGAAACCGGCGTTACTTACGTCCGCTATACTCTTAGGCTCCGCCGAATCTGCTACGATAGCTCTAGAAGTATGTACTCCGTAGGCTTTTAAACGCGCTATTATCTCTCCGTTAGTAAGCTTAGTCTGATATAATAACTCGTTTACGTATATCTTCCCGTCGTACCTATAAGCCTCTATAAGCGCCGTAGGATCGTTAGTAAAGCCCCAGTCTAGTCCGTAGGCTATAAACTCGGCTTCTTTCGGTATCGACTCGCACGGCTCCCAATTATTAAATACTACTCCGTCTAGAGATCCGATCTCTCCTAAGCCGTAGACGCGGTACCAATTCGACCAAAAGCTAGATCCGGTACTAGCCTTCTCCTTAGCCTTTAGGATAAAGTTTAGAGCGGATTCCGGGCAAGCTTCGTTATCTAGGTAGTTAATAATTAAAAAGTCTACGTCGGTATCGTTTAGAAGTTCGTCGTGAAACCAAAACGGGTTAGTAGGATTCCAGTCTAGGTATACGCCTTTCTTAGTACGAGAGGCTAACTCGGTATAGGCGTGAAAGCTCATATTATTACTTTCGTTCATATATAGCCAATCTCTTCTAGCTCCTCTTAGTTTAGCGTCGTTATCCGCCGAGAAGAACTCTATTACCGATCCGTTAGCGAAGGTATATTTAAAGTCGGTAGCGTTCCAACGCTCTTCGAACCAGCGCCCGGTTTCGAACATTATTTTTTTAAAGTCTTTCATAGCTCCGCGCTTTAAGTGCGGTATCGATTCCGCTACTACGGAGATCTCGCTAAAGGGAGATTTAGCCGCTACGTCTATTAGTATCGGAAGTATCGCGTACGTCTTCCCGGCAGAAGTACCACCTTGTACGCCTCTAACGAAGCGCCTAAGCTTTAAGATCTTATTAATAGCGGTAGTACGTATAAAAGCCATTACTCGGGTTTAACGTCCGGAAATAAACCTTGCTCTACCTTTACGTCGGTTTGAGTCTTCTCTACGAGTCCGTTAAGGCGCTGCGTTATCGACGGGTTATAGATACCCGCCATCCCTCCGCCTATTTGATCTTCTCGTATACACTCCCTTATACGCGCGCAGATAGGTAAATATTCGGTATAGTTACCTCCCGTATTCGCGAAATAGTCTTTAATCTGGCTTATCTTATCCCAACAGAAGATACTAAAGCCTTCCATCGTTAGAGGTCGTTCTTTCTTACGATCTACCTGTACTCCGGCTCCTCCTACCCAATCGGTAACGATAAACGGCTTACTTTTAGCGTCTTTACAATACGCCTCGAATAGCTCCCATAGTACTTCCGGGCTTTCTATATATTTTCCTCTTCCTTTCTTAGTCGGCATTTTCTTCGTTTTTATAGTTCTCGAATACGAAGCGTACTAGTTCGTTAACGCAGGATTGGCAGCCTCTAACCGCCCAATCTAACTCGGGGTTAATCTTCTTAGCTAACGCTATAAATTTCTCTATTTCGATATCCGAAGCGTGGGCATCGATTCCGATTTTTACTCTTTCGTAGAGGTATTCTAGTTCTTTCATATTTCTTTTATTTTATTTTTTACTTCTAACCATAATAAGTTATCCGGGAATATATTAGCTTCTATAAGTATATCTACGCAGATCGTAGCGCATTCTTTAGCGTTATACCGTACTGGTCCGTGAACATACTCCTCGAACCTTTCTACTAAACCTATAGCTATATCGCGAGAGTTCATAGATCTATAAATTTTTTAATGTTCTTCCTAGCGTTCTGTACCGTATGGTATATCGAAATATGCGGTATACCCGTCGCTTCGGCTACCTTACGATACGTACCTAGTTCGGCGTATAGTTCTAGTATTTTAGCTTCGTACCAATGGATTCTATGTAAAGGTACTACAATTACCTCTACTTCTATTTCCTCTACTACGTCCGGTAGCGATTCTAAGTACGTTTCCTTCGCCTCTAGCTTCCTAAACGATCCTCTTTCCCAGCGGACCATATTAACGAGCATTTTAGCTACGTAAGCCTTTAATTTATTTCTATTATAGAGATCTATAATAAACTCTTCCGGCTTAGAGAGGAGATCCTCGAAAGTATGTTGTAATACTTCCTCCTGTATATCTATAGGTCGTATACGCGATAAACATACCCGTAGGTCGTTAGATATATAAAGCTCGGCTATTATGTCTTTAGAGTTTTTCGTAGTATAAAATTATAAATAATTAGATAAATATTTCGAAAGTTACAATAGTTACAGAATAGTTACACCGATTGTAACTTTTAAGTCATTGATTTATAGCGAGTTATAGTGATAGTTACAAAGTTACAGGTTTTTCGGTATCTCTATCTCTAAATACCTATATACGTATTATATATATATATAATATAAGTATTTTTTACTTCTTAGTAAGTATGTAACTTTGTAACTTTGACCTATAACCCGCTCCTACACTAGGTTTGAAAGTTACATCCGTTGTAACTTTGCTGTAACTTTGTAACTAAAAAGCCTTCTCGTACGTATTTCTTTCGATCTTTTCGAAGAGTTTACCGACGTTTCTCTTTAAAAATACTTTTACGGTCGATTCTTTCATACCTAAACTTGTTCCGATTGTAACTATCGTCTTAGTAGTAAAGTTAGCCGGGAGTTGCTTATATAGTTTCTCCGTTACTCCTATAAGAGCTTCTACCGGGTTATCCGGGTTTAGTAGTTTTAAAGCTTTATGCATATTCGATAGAAAGTACTCCGTAAGTCGTATAGCTCTTTCTATAGAGGCTAAACGAATCTCGTAGCTACGATTACCTAGATCTTCGGCTACTTGTATAATTAGGGCGAAGCGTAGGCAGTAGTCCTGATATTTAGCTATAATCCCTTTAATATGGTCGCTCGTAGCTACGTTATACTTTTTATTCTTATTATCGAACCACGTTTTATATAGGTCGTTAGCTTCCGGCGATAGGTAATATATCGCCTTCTCTTCCTTACGTAGGTTTATAAGATCTATAAATATCTTCCTAAAACTATCGTTAACGTGTTTAGGTACGGTTATCTGTTCCCACTCCGTCTTACGTTGCGGCTCCGGGTATACGAAAATAAACCTATGATAAAACCCGTTATGGGCGTTATCATCCCGGCTTAGGGATTCTAGCACGCCAGGTTGTATACCTCCTACGATAGTACAAAACGGTTCTTCTACCTTATTCTCGTCGCGCGTTATACGTTGTAGTAATATAGAATCGCCGGACCACATAGAAAGCCATTTCTGTACTTCGTCGCCGGACTTATACTGGTTCATCCTATTAAGGAAGCCTACTAACTCGTCGGCTACGAGAGCGCAGCCTCCTTTATTAAAGGATAGTATTTTAACGACCATTTCTATCGTAGAGTCTTTTATAATCGTTTGAGGGAAAGAAGGCTTTAGAGGCTTATCTTCTCCTTTCTTCTTACTCTTATCGTACTCGGCTAGTCTATCGTTATAATCTTTAAGAAGTAGCTCGTAGTTCTTATAAAGCTCGTTATCGTACTCTTCGATAGGTTTAAAGGCTTTAGTAAGCGCCGGAGTCTTAGAGGCTCCAGGGGGGGCTACGATCGCCATATAGAGAATAGGTTTAACTATATACCCGTCGAAAGGACTTAGTACCGTAGAGTTTCCTATAGCGGTAGATAAAGCGGCTAGGATAGAACCGGCTAGATATTCGTGTTGTATTCTTTGCGATCTTATAAAACCTTGTATTTCTTCCGGAAATATATCGTACGGGAAAGCGGCTTTATCGTTTATCGCTACGTTAGTTATATCTAGTTTCGGAGAGAGGTCTATATCGTTATCGGCGCAGATCATTTCGATAGTATCTATCGTAAGCCGCCAGTCGCGTTTAGACTTATAGTATATTATCCGTGTAGGAGTAAGAACCCAGCTAGTATCGTTTTCGTTAATCTTAGTATGAAAGTTAGGGTACTCTACGAAGGAGGCGGACATTAATAAAAGCTTCTTACTACCGAAATATACTTTAGCGGAGTACGTCGCGTTAGATCCTTTCCGGAGATAGGGAGTAAACTTCTTCCGGCTAAAGAGGCGTTTATCTTTTACCTCGTATAAATCTAGGGAGTTAAGAAGTTCTATAAAGATCTCGTCGGTAGCGTCGCTATCGAATTTTAAAGCTATCGCTTCGTATTCGGAAGGGTACTCTATAATCTTAGCTTCCGGAGTTAGTTCGTCGCCTTTCGTATAGGCGTTAAAGTAGGAAGCGATAGAGCAAAGCGTATCGAACTCGTCGCTAGTTAGTTCTTCGATATCGTCGAACTCGTTATGGATAAACTCGTACCCGGGAGTAGGAGCGCAGAAGCTAAGTAGTCCGCCGGTATAGATAGCTATTACTTCCCGACCTTCTTCGGATAGCGCTAGCATACGCTTATTAGTTATCTTACTATACTTAGCGTAAACGTGGTAGCCGTTAGATCTAGTAGACTCGATACATACTTTACGTAGTACGTCTTCGTTTAGAGCGCGGACGGTTTTAAGAAATTCGTCGAAGATATTTTTACGCTTATCGTTTTTTAGATCGAAGTCGAACATAAAATACGGGGGGTATAGTTTTAGAGCCATACCGTTAGCGTCTTGAATCTTATTAAACCAACGAGTAATATCGTCTAGGTCGGGGCGGTCGCTACCGTTTCTTATATCCGTTTTATGTTCCGGATATATCCGCGCGTCTTTACTCTCGGTATCCCACTTAATAGGAATAGGAGTAAGCCCCATATTAAATATGTCGTGAAATATTTTAATGTCCATACGTTAGTAGATTTGACTTTTAGAGCTTATAAAGATACTATATAATCGTATAAATAGAAGAACTCCTCCGGCGTTTTAATAAACTCGTATATACCTCCGGCGCGGCGCTCTCTCGCTTGTTCGGTTAACTGCTCCGGTCTAGGTCTATCCGCGCCTACTTTAATTTCTAGCATAACAGATCTACCTTTAATCGTAGCGGATATATCGGCAGTGCCTTTCCGGGTAGAGGAAGGTATCCACTTCTTTACTCCTATTTTAGCTCCGCTAGGTTGCTTCTCTACTCCGTCTACTAGTCTTCCGGAAACGTTTATACGCGTAGCGCGATGGTTTAACCACGCGAGGTAATTACAGATAAAAGTAGTTAATCCGTTCGCGCTATCTACTTTAGGTAGCTTAGGATCTAAATAATAACCGTCTTTATAGGCGTTAGGGTATTTAATCTTAAAGTACTCTTCGTGGGCTTTTTGGTATCTTTCTTTATAAGTCATATTTAATTTTTTTTAATATAGTATTATAAACGTGCTCGGCTACTCCGCGCATCATTAAAGGCGGTACGGCTCTTCCTAGCCTTTCTATTTTTTGTTGGTAGGTTTCTCCTAAATAGTAATCATCCGGGAAAGAACTAACGCGTATAGCTTCCTTTACGGTTAGTTTCCGATTATCCCAATGTATTACACTAGCCGCTCCGATACTCCCGGCGGTAGCGGTAAGGCAAGGCGAGACAGAACTAGGATCTAGCTTTACTAAGCTAAAGTATTTATTAGACTGTTCTCCTTTATCTAGTATTATAGACTGCGCGTAAATCGCGTACTTCTCGATATTAGTTTCTTTTATCTCTTCTTCGGTCTGAAATAAATATCTAAAAGCGTCTTCGGTAGTAACGTATTTATAATCCGTTTTATTAATCGGATACGTTATAGGTATATCGTAATCCTTTCTAACTCCTATAAAGATCGTACGCTCTCTAGACTGCGGTACTCCGAAATCTTTAGCGTTAAGAACCTTAAAGCGTACTTTATAACCGGCTTCGCTTAGCGCTTTAAATATCGTATCCGGGGCATCTTCGAAAATATCTATCTGCGAAGATCCTAGTAAATTATTAGCCGCACCTAGAGTTATACCTTTAACGTTTTCGCAGATAAATACTTTAGGTTGTATATCCTTTAGTATACGAGCGAACTCGAAAAATAGATCGTCCGTACGTTGCGCGGAATCGGAGTACTTTTTTTCTCTACCCCATCCTTCTTCTCTTAGTCCGGCGGTAGAGAAGCTAGAGCAAGGCGGAGATCCGTCTAGTATATCTAACTCTCCTTTATTTAAGCCTATTTTATTTAGTACCATATCTCCGGTTAGCTTACGTATATCTTCTTTAAAGATATAAGTAGAAGGGTAGTTTCTAGCGTACGCGATCTGCGCAGCCGGTATAAATTCGTTTATAGCTAGTATATTACCTCCGGCTAACCTATACCCGGTACTACTACCTCCTCCTCCGGCGAAGAGAGAAACGACGTTAAATAGTTTTAAAGACTCCTGACGTTTTACGAAATCTAGATCGTAGATAAATCTTCTCATATTAATTACTTTATTGCTAGATAACCCTTAAAATTAAACATTTGCCAGAAAGTAGTTACTTCTTTAAACCCGGATTTATCTATAAGAGAGCTTAGGTCTATTTCGGTATTAGGCTTCATTATATACCGTAGATCTCTTTCTTTACTTAGTATCTCTTCCGAAGTAAAGCTATTAAGCTTATAGTCGTAATGGGAGAAACCTAGTATGTCTTGAAATTTACCGGAGTCTTGGTATACCTTCTCGCAGATAATTAAAGCGCCTCCTTCGTTTAATCCTTCGTAGATATTTCTTAAATAGGCTAAGCGTTTATTAGGATCTAGGAACTGCATCGTAAAGATCGAGTAAACTAGACAAGCGTTTTTTAATTCGAAGCTCTCGTTAAGATTAACGTTTTCGAATCTTTCGCTATTAGTAGAAGAAGGAAGAAGGGTAGAGTAATCGTATCCTATTTTCTTACAAGTCGTTTTTATAGACTTTAGGAGTTTACCGGTAGAGCAACCGAGGTCGTAAACGTTAGCGCCTTTAATAAAAAAATACTCGCTAATACTTTGCGTCGCGCTTATAAGTAAATCGTAGTTAGGTATACTCTTATCTATATGATCGTCGAAATTTTTAATAGTATTAAAGTCGAATCTATTCATTTTGTGTTTAGTTTAAAAAATAGGTCGGTATATCTCAACCGACCTACTTCGTAGTTTAGAAAGGTAAATCATCGTAAGCTTGAGCCGTAGGAGGCTCCGGAGCGGTCTTTTCTAACGGTTTAAAATTACCGATATAGACTTTCTTCTCCTTAGCTTCTCTAGCTTCCTTAGTTTGACGTACGGATAGGGAGCCAATATTTCCGTATTGGTCTTTCTCGTCGTTAACCCAAAGATCTAGGTTTAGGTAAAGCTTACCGTTTTTAGCTTGCGTTAGCTTCTCTTTCGGAATATCCGATACGCAAATAGATCCCGTATAAAGTGTGCTCATAATTATAAAGCCGGTTGACCAGAGCCGGTATGGTTATAGATATTACTAGGTATACCTAGCGTTAGTACTTTTTGCTCCCACCACGCTACGTCTTTACGTATAGAGGTTTTTTCTACTTTATAGGTTTTCGGGCAGACGCGTATTATAATACCGTAATCGGAGGAGGTAGCTAGACAATACCCGGTTAATTGCTTAGCGTATCCGAAGAACGCTACCGACCGGCTTAGAGGAATCTCGCTTACTTTAAGATCTACTACGACTTTACCGCAGCGTACCATATCGACTCGACCTCTATAGGGCATCGTAAAGCCTTCGTATGACATATCGCAGGTTACGGATAGCTCCGTATCTAGGAAGGGTAGTATATCTCCTAGATTCTGCGCTACTACGTTAGCGATAGGGTAAACTAAATCGCGGTTAGAATTATCGTATTTCTCCGGCTCTAGTAGAAAGTTATGTACGGCGGTACCTAACCTCATTTTAGGAGTAGACTTAAAAGTACCGCCTTTAATCGAGCTATAGGAGTTACCTTCTAAGGCTTGATACTTTTCGAAGTCGTAGCCTTTATAGTACTGTACGTTAGTTACTTGCATACTTCTTCCGTTTTTAAGCCGTTAATAGTTTCTCCGGTTTCGTTTAGATACTTATTTAAAGCTTCCGCCATTTGTCCTATAGATAGCTTCCCCCAAGATTTTACGCGGAGTTTCGGAGCTAGGTTAGGAAGGAGGCGTACGAAGTTAAGTATAATAGTTTTAGCCCACTCTTCGGATTCTATTACGATTATTTTTATCTCGCGCTTTACTTTAGGCGTATCTATTACTACCGTTTCGGCTTGGGCTATAAGAGTATTAGTAGCTACTTCTAAAGCGATAGCGTTAAGCGTTTCGGCTTCTTTTTTCGCGGTAGCTTCTTCTAGAGCCTTTATAGCGTTTTCGGCGTTAGCTAGATCGTAAGGATACGTAGCCCATACGTCTTCGATAGTAGCCGTAATCCGTTTTAGATCGCTAGACGGATCGTATTTTTCTATACTATCGTAGATCTCCTTAGCCTGTCCGTCCGTTATTAAAACGCGGTTAAACTTATTAAACGGAGGTAATTTAAACCCGGCTATAATCTCTCCGGTATTACGAACCATATCGGGTATAAGGCTTACGTCGTGTCTATCGCGTAGACAGTTCGTATAGCTTTCGCGTACTCCTTTCTCTAGGTTATTCCGGTACTCGGCGGCGATACGAAACCACTCGTTAACGATATGGGTACGATAGGCGGATACCTCGTTAAGAAAAGCCTGCTCGTTATTTACTCGCGACTCCTCTAGTTTACGTAGTTCTAGTTCGTAGGTAGAAGCGGTAGTTATATTATCTAGCATACGCTTCTCGTAGAGCATAGAAGGCGCGGTAAGCTTCTCGTCGATTAGTCTAGTAAACTCTAGGCGCTTAGCCTTAGCGTCCGCTAAAACGGTCTTAGCGTTCTTTATATTAGATTGTACTACGTCTAAAGGATTACCTTCTATACCGTTAATATAATCCTGTACCTGTAGCTCCGCTCTTTCTAGATCTTTAAATAGAGTAGCTTTAATATCCGCTAGGGTAAGCCATCCGGCTTGTTGGGGGGTTAGGTTGTTCATAGTACGAAATTTTGAGATTTATTACATACGTCGATCTGCAGGCGCTGCCCGTCGTTTAATTCTACGTTTTCTAGAGCCCAATCGTAGAGGCTAAGATCCGTACCGGCGGCTAGTTGTTTAGCTTCGATTCCGGCGCAGAGTTTATCGAATTGCTCCGGCGTTAGTACTTTCTTCTTAGGTACTTCGATAGAGGGAGCGTCTTCGGTTACGGCTTCCATTTCTTCGGGTACGTATACGGGAGATTCGTATATATCCGGAGTATACCACTTTACGCCGTTAGACATAGCCCGGGCGAAAAGCATATTTTTCGGGAATCTCTCTAGGTTCTTAGTACCGGCTTTACGAGCGTCTTCTATCGTAAAGGTAGATATACCTAGAGATTTTAAACCGTTAGCCGGAAGCTTCTCTAAGAACTCTATAGCGCAGACTTTTTCGGTATGCTCTACTACGCGGTAGTCGTACTTACCGAAGCCTTTAACCCGGGCTGCCATTAATCCGGCTCCTATCGTAGGCTTACCTTGAATTATATGGATACCCCCCATTGCGGCGAAGGGAGATATACCCATCTCGGCTCCTGCCATAATCTTAACTACCGCCTGCTGCGCGCTCTTAATATCCGCGAACATTCCGGATTTAAAGAAAGTTTCTCCGATACTTAGCGCGTCCGAAGTTGATTTTACGATCTGATTCATACTTGTTTTTATTTTAAAGATTAGGAATAATTAACTCTTTTACGGCTTTCGTTAACGATCCGTATTTTTTTACGATAGCTTTCTTTTCGGATTCCTTTAGGTAGGCGGATACCATCTTTGTTTTCTGTTCTTCCGGTAGCTTCTTACGCCCGGGTTTAAGTCGTTCCATTTAGTTTTAATTGTTTGGTGAAATGCAAATATAGGGAATTTTAGAAATAAAAAATAATTTAAAAAATATTTCTAAAATTGATTTTCGTAATATAAATATGTCTATATTTGCTATATCAAATCACAATCAAACACAACCTATTTATGACAATTCAAAGTTTATTTGACAAATTATCAAACCCAAATCAAAAAAGGGTTGCTTACGGTATTTATTGGGCAATTAATAAAATGAATAAAATAGGCACAAAGGCAACTTGTTTCGATGGTATTTACACATTTTCTCAATGGGTTTCTTTTATTGATGCTGATTTTATTATTACAAAATTAGATGGTTTTAATGTAGTTGGCAGAAAAACATACGAATCTGTATGTAACATTGACGGACTTAGAATATGCGTAAAGTATTATTTTGGAATGATAAACAGGAACGCAAAAATTAGCATTGAAGTTATAGATACAGAAAAGCTAAAAAAAGATGCAGAAGAAAAGCAGAAAATTCAAAACGAAAACAAGCAATTAATAAACAAGGTTAATTTACACATGATTAATTTTATTAGAGAAAATAAAAATTTTACAGACGAACAATATAACAACGAGTTATCAAAATTTGACGAAAAGCATTTAAAATTATTTCTTTCACAAGTTCAGCACTAAAAACAAATAAGGGGTGCAGCATCCTTCTAAACTGCAATAAATCAAATCATATTAAAATGAATACTAAACAAACTTTTACCGATTCAGAGCAATTTATTTTAGATCTTATTAAGAGCGCAGATAACGATGATTGCGGCGCTCCTTACGAGTACGAAATTAATTTTGTAACCTATACCAAATTTACATTTAAAGAAGTAAGGGAGCTTATTTCTTCTTTAAAAGAAAAAAACGCAATTAAAATAATGTACGATTTTCAAGGCGTAGAGGTTTTTTTAATTAACTAAATTACCCTGGGGTGAGGCATCCTACACCTCTTTTAAATCTATAAATAAATAATAATGAGAGATCCTAAAACGTTAGCGGAATTTAGAAAATATTTAAAGTCAGAACTAGATTACGGGTGGCCTAATTATAACGAATGGACTAAAGGCTTCGACGCTTGTCTTACGCGTTATATAAATAAATTAGATGAATTTATAGCGAAAGATCATATAGCGGAGCCTTGCCCTGAGTGCGAAGGAAGAGGCTGCTCCGATTGCGTCAAATAACCCGTTTACTGATTTATATTAATATATTACAATTTAAAAACAATCGATAATGAAACCTAAAACAATTCTAAGATGGGCAGTAATATTAACTCTATTATGGATAGTAGGACAACTTCAGGATCAGTTCTGCCGCTAACGCCTTACGAAATCTGGCAGTATGAAAAATACGGTAACTTCTATAAAGAAAAAGATCCGGAGCCTACCACCGATATGGATGACCTGCCGGCTCTGTCGATCAAAGTATACGCTAACAATTAAAACGCAATCAATATGCCCC